CTTGTCGAAGTAGGCACCCTCACGCTCCGTGAAGCGGTCCTGGCCGTTGAGCTGGAGCTTGGCAACCTCCACGGGGTTCTTGCCCTCGCAGCGTACGTTGGAGGCAAGGATGACCTTCGCGAGCAGATAGTTAACACCCGACTCGAACTCCGCAACACCGGAGACATCGTTGGACTCCGCACCGATGAGCGTCGACGACTGCGTAGGGCCCTGGCCCAGACCGCCAGATACGAAGGCCGTGCTCGCCGTGGCAACCAGGCCGGCACCCGACGCCTGCGACAGGAGCGACGTGATCATGCCGTCCGTCGAGAAGTCATCGGAGTAGTTGAAGGGCTGGGCACCGCCAACCGACGCGAGCCAGGTGGAGATTGAGCAGTCAACGAATGAGTCACGCTGTACTACCCACTGTAGCTCCTTGACGGGGTGGTTAAAGTTGAGCTGGATCTTGTTGGACGACGACGTGATCGACTCAGCACCCGTGTACTGCACCTGCTCAATCAGGTACTCGTGCGACTGCTGGGCGAAGCGGCGGCGCTCCTCCGTGTCCAGGTAGACGTAGTCCACGTAGATCGAGGCAGCGGCCAGCGACTGCGCGGCAAGGGGGTAAGGTACACCGACCGACGACTCGGAGTACTGGCAGTTCTGCCACGTCTCAAAGTCAACGTTGATGCGCACCTCGTGGTACTGGAGCGCAATGAGGGGGATCGCAACACCAGGGTTACGGCAGAACCAGAACTGGAGAGGAATGTACAGCGTCTTGGCGGGGGTGCCACGGCGGGGGACGCAAGAGATCGTCGTCTCGTTCGCCGAGCACGTGGCGTCCAGCTCTAGGCCGTTCGCGCGCTTGGTCAGCACCAGGTCGTGCGTGTTGCCGAGCATGGAGTCCAGCACTGAGATGCTGCCAGCATCCGTCGAGAGCTGGGTCCAGATCTGCATCCAATCACCGTACTGGCGGTCAATGCGCTGACCACCGATCTCGAGCTCAACCTGGTTGATCAGGCGGTGGCCGATGTAGTTGAGCCAGCGGAAGCCCGCGCTGGCGCCCGTGAGGCCCGTCGTGCCACCGGCGCCAGTGGCAACCTCGGGTAGTACAACCTGGATGTACGTCTTGTACATCAGGTCGGCGTTACGGTTGATGACAGCCGTTACGCGCTTGTTGAAGTCGGCCTGGCCGTTGAAGGTTACCTCAATGGACTCCACAGCAAAGTTCGTGTGGCGCTTGTACAGAATCTTCCAGAACGTGATCTGGGGATTGCCCGAGATATAGATATCCTGCGCACCATAGCTGACGAGCTGCATCAGACCACCTCCCATTTTGTGTTTATGCTCTACTGCAAGAAAAAAATATTCGTAGGACAAATGAACGTCCTGCTCTGGCCGACCGCGAACCCACTTATCAACACGTTCCTCCGCTCCATCGTCCTCATTCTAGCTATGATGTTTGGGTTTGGCCAAACCTTGTACACTGCATACTGGGGTGCTGTTATTCATGACACCATTTCACTCGTGTTAATTCGGGATATAGTATAATGGAGATTGTCATTGAAGAAGCCAATGTATATAATCGTCCGAATTTCTGGTTTGCTGGAAACTCCAGATACGAAACAACAACAGACGTGAAATTTGTCAATGATACCACGATTGTTGTGGCAAACCGTATGGCTGGGGTTTTGCACTTAGTTGAATTTGATATTAATGCTGAAACATTCAAGATACTGGATCGTATTCGTTTAATATATGAAGGACCACTAAGTTTAACATCAAAAGGATTTCGGAAAACGTCTTTTTATAAATTGGTAATTCTCACAAATATCAGGGGAAACAGGATACACTATGTATCGCTTGATAATGATATTGGAATCGTAGATATTGTGAATCGCAAGTTTGTGAAACGTGATCTTCTGCAAGTAAAAGATGAAGTGTACATTCATGGAATAGAGTTTCATCCATCTAACCCGAATATTGCGTACTTATCTGGAGCACTGTCCAAACCTAAACTTCTCATTTTGGATATGACTACAATGGCCAAACAAACCATAATTCTTCCAGGTCTTGAAAGACGGTTAATTAAATCTACACGTTTTTTAGATGAGAAACATTTAGTCGTGAGTGCTGGTCAAGGTCTGATTTCAACTACTGATAAAAACAAATCTTATGATGGATCCCTTGGAGTGTACAGTTTACCGGATTTCAAGTGCTTAGATCTTATTACAATTAAAATCGCCCAGACTGACGATGTTGCAGTCTACAATGGCTTTATTTACTCTATGTTACAGGGAGAAACTGAAGCTAAAGTTTGTAAGTACAAGTTTGATGGAAAACTTCAACTTATAGAAGAAATTGTGGTAGGAGGATTTCCTCATGGAATTGATTGTCGCAATGGTATTCTGGCAGTGACATCTATGTCTCGAAGTTCAGTACAACTAATACGTATTTAATCATCCTCTTTGCGGGACAAGAAGTATTCTTTGAATATATTATTTATTTTAAAGTCTTTCAGTTCGTACATCTGGTCTTTATTGAGATATACTGCATCGTCCCAAGAAGGTATAGCGTGTAGTTCGGGAATTTGATGACGGCTACTATAATTTCTTGCGGTCATGTCTCCATGATACAGGTGATAAATAGTCATATTGAGATAATTAACAGACATTGGAAGCATAGATGCTCGAAGTTTCCACCTAAAGAATTCGGCATTAATGAACTTGTACGTAAACGAGATATTGTTCTTCATAAGAAAATTGCCAAAAATAGTGTCACCTGATCCAATGATAGCTTTATCAAAAAACCCACCAATGTTCTTGAAATACTCTCTTGAAAACGCCCAGCAGAATCCAGGGTGTCCATTGGTTATACGGGTTTCTTTGAAACGCTGAATGACAGAAGGATTACTAACTTCAGTAGGGTTTAAGCTTGCATCAGTAAACACTACCTTGCTGAACGGTTGGACAACGGAGTATTTGTTCAGCTCAAGTGAAACCTTATCTACCCATTTTGGGTCGCTAAAAATGATATCGCAATCCATAAAAATAAGTTTCTTGTATCTAGCGGGAACACGTCCTTGAAGCAAATTGAATAACCGTTCTTTATGAAATAAAGCAGAGTTAGACCTGACTAACAGAGTCGGATTTGGAATAAGGCGAGGAGTGGTTCCAATAATACATTCTGCTGTGAATGTAGGTATTTTGGCTTCATCTAGCATAGATTTTACCTTCATGAAGTTCTCGCGCGGGCGTTTGTACCCAGCTGAACTGAAGTAACATAAACATACAGCAATATCGTCTTTTTTAGGAGTATCGTACCTTGATAACATTACAATCTCTACAGAATTTAGTTAACAATATTCACAGTAAAAAAGTAGACTGATAATGGACCATATTGACGTAGTATTCTATATCAATCTGGCCTCACGAACTGATCGCAACACCCATTTTCTACAAGAAATCCCTAAACTTTCTTACAACACTCCTGTCCAACGAATAGATGCTGTTGCTAATGAAAACGGGATGCTAGGATGCGTGATGAGCCATATCAAAACTTTGGAAACGTTCATAGAGAATCCCGAGTGGAAAACGTGCGTGATATTTGAAGACGATTTCACGTTTCGTAATTCGGATCTTGATGATAATAATGATGCACTTGAACTAGTCTTTAAAACGTTTCCAGATTGGGATTGTTGTATGTTATCTGCCGGATCTCACGGTTTAAAGTTTTGGAATACTGAAGTTGAAACAGTAAAGAAAGTTCATTCTGCTCAGACGACAAGCGGGTACTGTATCACAAAGAAGCTTGCACCAACACTTCTGAACAATTACCGGGAGTCGCGTGATTTAATGATTCAGAATGGCAGGATGCATGAGAACTGTCTTGATCAGTATTGGAAGAAACTACAGCCCGCAAGTAATTGGTACTTAGTATTTCCCACATTAGGGTACCAGTATCAGAATTACTCGGATATTGAAGAACGAGTTGTAGCCTATGGATGTTAGCATCATCTGAAACCGTTTGGTTCACATGATGCCTCCTGCGTGAATCGAACACGCGACCTTCTGTTCACTAGTCAGTGACTACAAGACAGACGCAATACCACTATGCTAAAGAGGCTTATTTTTTAAATGTTAATTGCCTGTAGATCCAAATCCGCCACCGCCCCGATTATCGGGTGGAGCAGGAAGATCGTTAGGTGAATCTACCAAAATAACCCGATCGTACGGCAACCAATTATGCTGAACGATCTGGAAAAGTCGGCGTCCGTGTGGAATCGTATACGATTGAAGAGATGCATCTAGACAATCTACACGCGCAATAAGTTCGCCACGGTACCCTGCATCTGCCAGCCCAATCTGATTAGACATCCGCAGAGGAGTTAGGGATGTAGATGACCGAGCCAGAAGAAGGTATGGTGCTGGATTGCCCTGCTTATCCAGCGCAGCTGCAATCATACCCGTCTTGGTTTCTACACCCAAATTAGCAGGAAGATTAGGAGTTGTTGAAGTCGTGAAATTCAAGTGAGTATTCTGGCAAATCAGGTCAACGCCTGAATCTGTTGGGCGACGATTACGCAGATGGTCTCGCTGAATTTCGCGGTGATTAGGGTCAATAACGTAAAGGTACAGGCTCATTTACTATTATTGCAACTCTCCTATGAAAGCCGTTACCGGTAAATAGGATATTACAGCAGCCTGAATTGCAAACATCTGAACACCAATATTCATTGCCATTTCACGTAATGTCACACGCCCAATCATATAATATGCCAAAGCACCCAGAGGATTAAATGTTCCTGTAGCGTGTTCACCGCCTACAGTATACACTGCAAAGTACACAATACCCATGATTGCAGGATTTGTGTCAGTGAGTAATAGTGCGTACACTACCACCAGTGTACCCATAAACTCAACCAAGTACTGGTAATAATCCATTATAAATTAGACCTTCTTTAAAAACTTCTTGGAAAATGCGAGAGCTTCATCTGCATTCAGAGGATTCTCTAATGATGTCAGGGCACGAATGAGTTCAGCGTACTTTGAATAATCTAAATCATACTTGATCACGGCGTACAATACCGTCATTCCAAACATGAACACATCAAACGTATCGCGGTACTTATTCATCAACTGTTTCCGAGTTGGTGATGTTGCAAGCTCAGCTTTTGTTTCGGATATGACTCGGTTATACACTTCTCTGAACGCAAGAGAGTTTCGAATCCTTGCATTGATTTTGCGAGCAAATAAGTTTACAGACACTATAGCTGGAAATCCTTGAATGTAGTTTCTTATTGGGCTTGTTCCCGCAGAATTACCAATAATCATCTGGTCTTTATCTGCAGCCTTACCCCAATCTATAAGCTTGTACCGCTTTGGGCACATCACGATATTGTCTAGCTTGATATCGTTGTGGTTCTTTGGATTTTTAGTCATGCTGAGTAAAATATCGTTCACAAAGTGTTTGATATTCATAGGATAATCGGGGTTACACAGTTCATTAAAAACAACGTACACTGGAGTTGTAGACCCAATAATTGCCCCTATCGTATCAAATCCATCTACTTCAATTCCAGTAGTTGTCAAGTACTCTTTTGACGACCTCTTTCCA